TTGCCAGTCTGATCGTCATCGTAGCACTTGGCACCATGGGTTATTTCCAGATTGTTGAGAGATTGAATGTTGCTGACACTAGACTTCAGTTAATGGAGAAAGACCTAGAAGAAAACACAGAGTTTAGAATCAAATGGCCTCGTGGACAACTTGGTTCATTGCCCGCTGATTCTGAACAATTTATGATGATTGAAGATCTTTATAAAACTGTGGATAAATTAAATGCACATATTGAGTCAATGGCTTTAAATAAAGTTAATATTGAGTTTTTAAGAAAACAAATGGATAAAGTTTTAGAGGATATTGAAAAATTAAAAGATGCAAACAGAGAGTTTAAATACAATGGCAACGGGAAGAGTCACTAAAAAAATTTTAGATTATATTAAAAAAATTAATCAAGAAAATAAACAATTAAAACTTGGTACTATTTTAAAAAAAGAAGTAAATATAAATGATAATGGCAGTAGCAGATACACTATTAAAGAAGGTCCAAACAAAGGTAAAGTATTATGATTGAAGCTGTAGTAGCTCTACTTATGTTTGTAAACGGAGAGATTAAGGAAGCCCGTATTCAGGAGTCGATGGGAATGTGCCTCAATGGAAAGCGTAAGGCTGAGAGACAATATTCAGAATCAGTATCTTACAAATGCTGGAAAGGTAACGCTGAGTTAGAAGATAATATTGACGGTAGTAAAAGTATAAAAAAAATGATATTAAAATAGAGTATGAACATACTCTCACTACATCTAGGCCATGATGGTAGTGTAACTATTATAGAAGGTAATGAAGTAGTAATTCATCATCAATTAGACAGATTCAATAAATTTAAGCATGAATACATGCCTTCTTTTGAATTACTAGAAAAAATAAAAAATCTTAATATTAAATTTGATAAAGTTGTTATAACCTCTATGGGTTCAACTTTATTTCCTATTAATTATTTTTTACAAAAATTTTACAATATAAAAGCTGAAGATATTATTGAATATAACCAATCTGAACACCATTATTTCCATGCAAAATGTGCTCAACATATTTTTAATTATCCATCAAACTGTTTTTATTATGTGTCTGACGGTGAAGGTGCAGAGCAACCTTTAAAACATGATTCAAAATTTATTAATAACAAAATAATTTGTGAAGCAGAAAGTATATATGATCAAAATATTCAACCTTATTATAAATTTTATACAACTTATGAACAACTTAATATTGAAACAGATAAAATTAGAATACATCCAAGTTTATCAAATGGCAAAGCATATCAAAGAGTTACATATGAACTAGGATTAGAAGAATTTGAAGAAGGTAAAACAATGGCTTTATCTTCATATGGAAAATATAATTCACAAATATTTCAATCTTTACTTTACAAAGATAAATGGAATACAAACATTTTAGGAAAAATATCTGGAACTTTTGATTCAACTAATAAATATAACAGATTTCTACTTTCCCCTATAGTAAATCATCTTGATAAAAAGTCCCCATCCTTAGATTTTGTACATACTTTTCAAAAAACGTTTGAACATATGACAAAAAATAATTTAAATAAAATAAAAGCACCTTATGACAAATTAATTCTTACAGGCGGGTGTGCACAGAATATATTAACAAACTCAGAATTAAAAAATCACTTAAATTGTGAAATTTTAGCGGATCCTTTCAATGGAGATTTTGGTATTTCATTAGGATCAGCTTTACATGTGGCTCAATCTAGAATAAATCCTATAAAACATATTTGTTCAGGTTTTGATATAGATAAAAATTTAGGAATTTTTAACGAATTTAAAATTAAAAAAAACATTTCAGCACATAATGTAGCAAAAATTTTACAAAATGAACCAATTGCTATTTTTTCTGGTAAAAGTGAGCAAGGTCAAAGAGGGTTAGGCTTTAGATCTTTACTCGGTAACCCGCTTCAGAAAGATATTTTAGAAAAAATTAACAAAATTAAGAAAAGAGAATGGTATAGACCTTTTGCCTGTACAGTTTTAAAAGAAAAAGCGCACAATTTTTTTGATATAAAAGAAAATGAGTCATCACCTTACATGATGTTTGCATATAAATCTAAGAATGAAAGCTTAAAAAATGTTTGTTCTGTAGATGGCTTAAGTAGAATACAAACTTTAGAGAAAAATTTCCATTTAGAGTATTATCAACTCATATCTGAGTTTGAAAAGCTAACAAATATACCAATTGTTTTAAATACTTCCTTAAATCTTCCTGGACATGTGTTATGTGAGGACTATTATGATTTATATAAGATATTTAAAAATTCATCTCTCAATTATTGTTGGTTATCCGATGAAAAAAAATTAATATGCCGAAAGTAATTTCAAATATTCTACCAAAAAAATTAAATAAAGAAATAATTAAAATATTGACTAACACAAAAGGTTGGTATTTTGGTAATGATACTAATTTACCTCTTCATATAAGATTAGAAGAAGGTAAAGACCAAGGATTAAGCTTAGTAACGTTTGATGAAAAACTAAATAACATTATTCCTCAAAAAAATTTCGATTTATTAAATATGTGTGCAAATTTTATAGCACATATAGTATGTGATAGAGAAAATATTACTAAATGGACTATTAAAAGAGTAAATTATAATTTTTATCATACTAAATCTAAGGGTTCCGAGCATGTTGACAGTGAAACCCCCAACTGTGTTAGTATATTGTACAATTTTAATACGAATGATGGGTATACTGAAATATTAAACGAAAAATATAAAAGTAATGAATCTGAAGCTATTTTATTTAACTCAAATCTACTCCATAAGGGTATAGGAGATGAAAAAAATTTAAGATATAATTTAAATATATTAATAAGATATGAATCTGACACGTAATTTTACTTTATTAGAACTGACTAAATCAGATACTGCAATCAGGCGGGGGATTGATAACAATCCTAATGCTGATCAAGTAGAAAAATTAAAAGGGCTGTGTGAAAATATTCTTCAACCAGTTCGTGACCATTTCGGCAGGGTTAAAATAACCAGCGGTTTTAGAAGTGTTGAATTATGCACCGCTATTGGCAGTTCTGCAAATTCACAGCATGCCAAGGCCGAGGCAGCAGACTTCGAATGTCCGGGCGTGGATAACGCTGAACTGGCTGACTGGATTCATAGAGAACTTCCCTATGATCAGCTAATTTTAGAATTCTATACTCCTAGTGAACCTAATTCCGGATGGATACATTGTAGCTGGATACCTGACTCACCAAGAGCGTCCTATTTATGGGCCTATAAATCAGAAGGTAAAACTAAATATAAGCCTATAATAGGTAAAGCTAAGGATTTAATATAATGGCAATAACAAGAGCTCAAATACCACGTCAACTTGAACCTGGCCTTGGATCAAGGTATAATAAGAAAAAAGTACCAGTTTATAATTCAGGAGGAACTATGTTAAAAGGTAAACAAAAAAAACTAGATAAAAACAAAGATGGTAAAATATCTGGTGAAGATTTTAAGATGATGAGAAAAGCAAGAGTAGGTAAAATGATTGATGATACTGAAGAATTAGGTAGAGTTGATGCAGAAAAAGCTTACACTAAAAAAGGTAAGAAAAATCTTAAAGCAGAAAAGAAAAGACTTGTTAAAGAAATCAAAAAAGAAAGAAAAGCTCGTAAAGGTAAAATGTTAAAAGCTAATATGGGCGCAATGGTTAACAAGCCGTCTACTAGAGGTTTTGGTGCAGCTAGAACATCTGGAATGGGTTTACAAGATGAGTCTTTACAACCAGGTAAAATGTACGTGGTTAAAGGTGGTGGATACATAGACGATTTACTATAATGACCCATGGCTACATCAGGAACTACAGATTTCGATTTATCAGTCGAAGAGGTAATACAAGAAGCATATGAAAGATGCGGATTAACAACCTCTAGCGGATATGATTTAAAAACAGCAAGAAGAAGTTTAAATATTCTTTTTTCTGAATGGGGTAACCGTGGCATTCATTTATGGAAAGTAAAACTTAAAGAACAACTTTTAACAGCCGGCACTATTGAGTATACAACTCCAGATGATTGCGCTGACGTGTTAGAAGCATATGTTTCAACTACAACTGGGACAACATCCGATACTCAAGATGTATCTTTAACAAAAATTGATAGATCTGCATATGCAGCATTACCTAATAAAGGTTCGACTGGTCAACCTTCTCAGTATTTTGTTAGAAGATTAAAAAATCCTACAATAAGTTTGTATCAAGCTCCTGATGCTCAAACTTATACGTATTTAAAATATTACTATGTTGGTAAAATTGAAAACGCTGGAGCGTTCACAAATACAACTGATGTAGTTTACAGATTTTTTTCATGTATGTGCTCAGGACTAGCATATTATTTATCAATGAAAAAAGTACCACAATTAACACAACAATTAAAATTAATTTATGAAGACGAGATATTTAGAGCTGTAAATGAGGATGGTCAAAGAACATCTTCTTATATTGCTCCTCAATCTTACTTTGGAGATGGTGTATAATGGCTAAATACGCAAGAGGTAAATATTCATTATCTATTTCGGATAGATCTGGACAAGCTTTTCCATATTTAGAAATGGTAAAAGAATGGACTGGTGCATTAGTGCATATATCTGAATATGAACCTAAACAACCACAATTGGATCCGCCTTATCATAGAGCCGATGCCATAGCTTTAAGAAATCCAAGACCTCAAAGATTTCAACAACCAAAAGATAGAGATGGCGTGTTTGCTGATTCTGGAGGTATAACAGTAGGTGTTGCAAATTTATCACTACCAGGTCAATTTGCATTTAGAGTCGCTACAATAGACTTTACAGGTAATAATATTACTACACCGGGTAACAGTATGGTCCCAGAAAATGGATCCGAACAAAATCGACAAAGACAATTAATTGCTTCTCAAGGTAATGTGGAGGTATCAATAACATAATGGCTATAACATTTTCAAATTTTGTAACACAAGTAAGAAACTATACTGAAGTTGGAAGTAATGTTTTGACTGATAACCAAGTAAGTGAATTTATAAGAAATGTGGAATTAGATGTTGCTGGTAAAGTTGATTATGATGAATTAAGAAAATATGCAACGTCTACATACAACTCTGGAAACAGAGCGGTAAGTCTCCCAGCTGATTGCATGATCGTGAGATCTGTTCAATCTATCATTACCAGTGGATCAACAACTACTAGAACTTTTTTAGAAGAAAAAGATGTAAGTTTTATATCAGAATTTAATAATCAAGCTGCTCAAGGTGAGCCGAAATTTTTTGCTAATTATAATGCGTTCAATATTATTGTAGCTCCAATTCCTAATTCAAATTTTACAATACAGCTAAATTATATTAAAGATCCACCTCATTTTACGAGTACAAATCAAACATTTTTAGCTAAATATCAAGAGTCAATGCTTTTACATGGGGTTTTAGCAGAATGTTTTAGGTTCCTAAAAGGACCAGACAATCTGTACAACCTCTATAAAACAAAGTATGATGAAGAGATACAAAATTTTGCTCTACAACAAATGGGCAGAAGAAGACGTGGGGAGTATA